CGGTCCAGCGGCAATAGGCCTCCCGGAAGCTGCGGAACGGCGGCACGCCGTCCACCGGCTGCCCGGCCAGCATCCCGTCGATCGCCGCGATCATGCGGTCGCGGGAATCTTTGGTCACCTGCACGCCCAGGCCGGTCACGCGCGCGCTCTGTGCGGCCTCGTCCAGGGCCTCCTTCACGCCCCGGATGCGCCGGTCCAGCTCGCCAGGCTCGAAGACGCGCCCGGCGAATTCGCTACGCACCAGCTCCGCCGCCTTCGCCGGCAACCGCGCCTCGGCAAGGCGCGCCTCGAGCAGCACGCCGCAGCGCTCGCGCCTTGCCTCCTCCAGCAGCTGGCGCACCTCATCCGCGCCGTCAGTTTCAGCGGAGCGTCCATCGCCGCCGCTGTCCTCAGACCCGCCGGCCGCCTCCTGCGCCTTCCGGGCCTCATCCAGCTCCCGCGCCAGCGCTTCCAGCGCCTCTGCGAGCGCAGGATGCCTGGACGCCAGCTCCTCTGCCGTCAGGCCTTCTGCGTTTTCCACGCTCGCCTCGACCAGCTTCCAGAGAGCCGGCCGGGCTTTGATGTCCTCCATCGTCAGGTTCATCTTTACCTCCCGGTATGAGGCCCACCACGGATCCGTGGTGGACTCGAAGAGCCGGCCGCCAGCGGCCGGCTGCACCACGATATCCACGCTGTTTCCGGGATCGGCTACGAGCGCCTCCACCTCCCGGATCAGCTGCCCGTTCTCGCGCACCACGCGGGGTTTCGCGGCCAAATCGATCGACACACCGATCAGCTCGCCCGCCTCGCGCGCTGCCCGCAGCACGGGCAGGTAATGCTCGAATACGTGCAGGTCTCCCCGCACCGCTCCGTCCGCGTACCGGACATTGCGCCATGTGCCGGCCAGGTTGCGCGGGTCGCTCCGCCCGGTCAGGTCTCCCGAGCGGTAGTGCCCGCTTCTCGCCGGCAGGCCTTCCATGATGTGGCAGTCGCGCGCCAGCACCTCCTCGCGGTAGCGGTTCCGGTTCCGGCTCAGGCCCGCGCGGATCAGCACCGCGCCGGGCACGATGCGCTGCTCCTCGTCGAATGCGGCGGCCTCGATCGCCGCCGCCTCCCGGATCGTCACGGTCTCCGTCACTGCTCTACCTCCATCGCCGGGAGCTCAGGCGGCCGCCACGCCGCATAGACGGCCGCCTGGTCCCGCCTGCGCTCCCCGGCGATCAAATCGTCCAGATTGTCCGGCACCGGCACGCCGGCCGCGTTGTGCACCAGCTGCCTGGCCGTCTCCCGCGACATCAGGTCTCCTGCCATCGCCAGCTGCGCCGCCTGCACCATGCGCAGCGTCGCGTCCGCGGTGCGGGTGTTGTCACTCCGCGACAGATCGGGTGCCGCGATGTCCACGGCCTCGATCTCCTCCGGCGCCGCCCGCACCATGCCGGCTGCGGCCAGCAGATACCCCTGGATCTGCAGCAGCGGCCGCACCACGCCGTCGAACCACTGCGTTTGCAGCACCTCCAGGTCGCGGATCACCGGCTCGGAGGCGCTGTCCGCGGTGGTGCGGTTCACATCATCGGAGGCCCCCACCCAGTGCTCGGGGAAGCCGGCGCCGAGTGCGACGTACTTGAGCACTGCCAGGTAGTCGCTGCGGGCATCGCTTGCGTGCATCGAGGGCACCACGGCCTCCCAGCTCTCGCTTTCGTTGACCACCTGCACGCTGCCCGGGCGCGGCGGGCTCTGGCCAATCTCCATGGCGCGCCGTGCCACGTCCGCCTCACTGCCGCTGACGCGCACCTGCCAGATGAATGCCTTGGTCAGGCTGTTCAGCATCATGCGGTCATTCAGGAACTGCTCGGCCCGGTGGATCCAGTAAAACATCGTCTCGAGCACGCTGCGCCCGCGCCCCACCATACCGGCCTGGAGCGGGAAGTACAACAGCCAGCGCGCCTCCTGGTGCGGCATATCCCCGCGGCGCAGGGCCTCGACGACGGGCGGCGAGTTCAGGATCATCCACACCCGGTCACCCTCTGGCCGGGACTCCGTCACGCTGATGGCGATCCTTGCGTTCTCCGGGTCGGTCTCCACCGCGCTGATCTGTGTGGGGTGCAGGTATCCGATCCGCATCCGCCCAGTCTGCGGCGCAATAAAGGCCGGCAGGAACAGCTCGCCCAGGGCGAGCCACTCCCGGCACAGCCGCACGTAGTCGCGCTCGAGCCCGTTCACGGGGTCGCGCCAGAACGCCGCCAGCTCTTCGTGCAGCTCCTGATTCTGGCTGGAAAACTGCAGCACGCTGCCACAGATATGTGCGGCCATGGTCCGGATGATCTTCACGGCCAGCGGGCTGGTGCCGGTGAAGTGCATGGCCAGGCGGAGCATCAGGCTGTGCTCGGCCGGGTCCAGTGTGGCCTGGCCCGAGAGGCTGGAGATGCGCTTCCAGCCGCGTTCCTCTTCCAGAAGGTCCTGGATGCCGTCCCACTGCCCTTCCAGCGCGCGAGCGTACAGGCGCTCCACGCGGTCCACCGGCGCGCCCTCCGGCTCGACGGCGCGCGCCGGCCACGGCCATCTCAGGATGTCCCTCAGTGCCATGCGTCTTTGTCCGTTGCGGCGTACCAGCCGCGCTCCTCCACGGTTCTGGATGCCGGCGGGCGCAGCCGGGCAAGCGCGGCCCAGGCCGTGCTCACCGCGTCCACCTGGTCATCGTGCTGCCCCTGCGGGAACGCCACCAGCTCCGCGATGAACTCCTGGTTCCAGGAGGCGCGCACAAGATGAATAGGCCTGCCGCTCCAGGCAAGCGCCCGTGCCACCTTGTCGCGGTCCGCCTCGATTCCGCGGATGGCCAGGGCGTTGAAGCGCGGGTCGGCGAGCAGCTGCTGCACGGCCGCCAGCTGGAAGCCGGCCCGCTCGATGGCCCAGACGGTTCCCGGCTCAAGCTGTGCCAGAGCCGCCATGTCGCGCACCGTCTCAGGCCAGGTCTGGCGGCGCCGGTAGATGTCCAGGACCCAGAGCCGGTTCTGCGCGTCGAGGCCGCACAGGGCCCCGACGGTCCAGTCGGCCGTAGTCTTGGCCGAAGCCGCAAGGTCCCAGCCACGGGCCAGGCGCAGATTCGCCGGGGCCCGGTCCTCGATCCGGACGTCTCCCAGGCGGAAGATACTGCCCTCCGGCGGGGCGGGCCGCCCCTGATACAGCGCCTCCCAGTCGCGCGGGCCGACGTTTGCCCTGATCCGCTCCAGCTCTTCCAGCGGATACCGCTCCGGCCAGAGCGGGCGGCCATTCCCATCGATGGCGGGCATGTGGATGATAGTCCACTCATCCGCCCGGGCGTCCGTGCCCTGTGCCGCAAGCAGCCGCCCGCTCAGGTCGTCCTCGTGCCAGCGGGTCTGAATTAGCACGATTGATCCGTTTTCCTCCAGCCGGGTGTAGGCGGTGGACGTGTACCAGTCCCACACGGCCTGCCGTATCGTCTGGCTGTCAGCCTCTTCCCGGTTCTTCAGGGGGTCGTCGATGATCAGCAGGTTCGCCCCGTGCCCGGTCAAAGGCCCGCCCACGCCGGCGGCCTTCAGTCCTCCTCTGCGTCCGGCGATATCCCATGAATCCACGGCCCGGCTGTCCGGGCACAGCCCGATTCCCGGGAAGACGCACCGGAACTGCGGACCCTCGATCGTCGCCCGCACGAAGCGGGAGAAGCGCTGCGCCAGGTCCGCACCGTAGGCGGCCAGCACCACGCGCCGGTCCGGGTTCCGGCCCAGGTACCAGGCCGGGAAACGGATGCTCGCCAGCTCGCTTTTGCCGTGGCGCGGCGGCATCCACACCATAAGGCGGCGGATCTCCCCGCGCTCCACAGCCTCGAGCGCCCCGGCCAGGCGCGCCAGATGCGGCGCGGGCCGGTAGCCCGGCAGCGTCACACAGGCAAACGGGATCAGGCGCTGGCGGGCGAGGGCGAGCACCGCCCGCCGTGCGTCACTCAGGGTCCGCTCCGGGCTCCGCTTCGCGCTGCTCGAGCCAGCGCGCCACCGCGATGATGCTGCCGGTGTCGATGGCATGCGCTACGTCAACCGGGCCGCCCTCCGGCCCGGAAACCTCGATGCGCTGACGGCCCAGATTCCCCCATACTTCGGGCCGTTTCGCCTGCAGCCAGCGCAATGGGTCGCGCTCGTAGACCGCCTGCTCCGCACTTTTCACCGCCCAGGCGTCGGCCTCATGGACCCGGGCGCGAAAGTCTGCGTGTCTGGCCATCCAGCGGCGCAGAGTGCTCTCAGCGATGCCGGCTGCGCCGGCCGCCTCCTCGCGCGAGGACCCGCGCCGGATGTCCGCGATGATGCGGTCCGCGATCTCCGGGTTGTATTTCGTCGGGCGTCCGCGTGGCATTTCCGTCCGTTTCAATCCTCACCGGCCTGGTGGCCGGCCAGAGCGGAAAAAGGGCCCACCGGAGGAGGCGGGCCCTCAGAGAAAGGGAAAGGAGAGTGTTCGCACCTGTCCGCTCTGCTTGCTGCCTGTATATGTACTCGCTGCAAAAATGTCTGACAACCTTACCGTTCTGCGAGCAGCAGCAAAATTTCCCAGAGATTTTCCGTCGGCAGCGCTGCCAGCCTCTGGCGGCGCAGGTCAGCGGTCAGGGTCAGGAGATAGTTCACGTAGTCCCTGGCGTCCGCATCCCAGGACCCGGACGCCATGCCGCTGGCCGCGGCGGCGAAGTGGAACGCCTCGTCTGGATCCTGCACGCGGTAGGCCAGGGCCCGGATGACCTGCCCCCAGGAGGAGCCCGGGAACCGGGCGCGGTCTCCGGCTCTCCGGGCCGCCTCGAGCCGCGCGCAGATGTCAGCGAGCAGCGCCGCGCGCTCTGAGGCCAAGGGATTCCTCCAGAATGGCCCGCGCCTCCGCGGACAGGCTTGCGCCCCGGCGGGCGGCTGCTTGCGCCAGGGCGGCCAGCACCTCCCCCGACAGGCGGATGCTCAGGCGGGAGTCCATACGGCCGGCCCTGGGACGCGCCCGCTCCGCCAGGCGCCCCTCCTGCCTGCGCAGCCGCCGGAGCTCATCGCGCACGTCGCACCAGGCCCGCCGGAGGACATAGCGGCGCAGGAGCGGCTCCGGCAGGTGGCCGTGCTCTCTCAACTCCTGTGCGACGGCGAGGCGCGCCACCTGTGCCAGGTCGTCCGCGTGCCCGGTCCAGCCGTAGCGCGCCCGTACGGCGCGCTCCAGGTAGTCTGCCAGGTGTGCGGCAAACTCAGCGTTTCCGTGCTGCGCGTGCTGCCTCGAGCTTTGCAATGAACTCCTCACGCTCGGCCTTCTCTGCCTCGTCAATCAGGGCCACTGCGCGCGACGCATCCAGCCCGATGGCCTCCAGAAACCGCGCCATTGCCGCTATCATCTGCGGCGATGGTTTGGTGCGCGGCTCCGGCGGCGGACCTTGCGCAGCGCGCCGGCTGTTCAGAACCCCCCGCCAGCGGGAGAGACATTCGCGCGAGCAGGTCCTCCGGTAGCGCGGTGCCGGTGCACCGCAGACCGGGCACGTACCGCCCACATTATGAATGTCCGAACGGGTCATCGCCTCCTCCTTCGTCCCGTGCTCCGGGCCGGTCGAGGGCTTGAAGTGTGTCGGCCACAACCTCTGCGACGCGCCTCTTGCCCCCGTCCTGTCCCACCCATTCCCTGACCTGCAGGCGCCCTTCCACGGCGACGAGCCGGCCTTTCGACAGGTAATTCGCGGCGAACTCTGCCGTCTGGCGCCAGCAGACGGCATCGATGAAATCGGTCTGGCGCCCGGAGCCCTTATCCGTTCCGGGGCGCTCCACGGCCAGCCCCAGGGTGGCAACGGGCGTCCCCTGCGGCGTGTAGCGGAGCTCCGGATCGCGCGTCAGCCGGCCAATAAGAATGATCCTGTTCAGCATTGCTCCCACCCCACAGGGATTTCCATCGGCATGACCACGCACAGGTAGTCATCCTCCCCCTCCGGCAACTGTGCCGCCACCCGGCGGACATCCACCTTGCCGGTGACCACGTCGGCGATCAGCCGCTCGCGGTATTCGCGCAGCAGTTCGATTTCCCGGCGTGCGGCGGCGATGGCGGTATCAAGCTTGGCGGTCTCGGCGTCGAGGTACTCGACGATGGC